GGACTGTACGCACGTTATCAAAACGAAGTAGGTGCGAAGCCTAAGCTTACACAAGGTGCAGTATCTGGTGTATCAACCATGCCATTTAAAAGTATGCAAGAATTAGCTCGTGCTCAATCTGATCCACGATATAAAAGTGGGGATAAAGCGTATCACGAAGAGATTGACAGAAGACTTTCTGTAAGTAAGATTTAAATTGTTTATTCATTCATAAGGTATAGTAGCCCCTAGTGTTGGTTTATTGGTTTGCTGACACTAGGGGTTTTTCGTTATGTTTAAGAACATGGCAACAGAACTAGGAGATAACGTACAGGTAAAAGCAAACCTTGCGTTCATGGCTAAAGTGATAGCTATAGTCGGAACTTGTGTGTGGGGATACTCTGTAGTGTGGAATAAGCTGATGGTATTGGATAGTAGCTTAGACCGTGTACAACACGAGGGTACGTTATTAGGAGACTTGTCAGCACGGATGATGCACATCGAGAAGTTTGCAGAACAATCCAAAGCAGACCTCAACCACCTACTAGAGATGCAAGATGCACCGATAACATCCGACCATCAACAGTTTGAACGGATACGGTATCTTGAAAAAGAGTTGGACAGAATGCGTGACAAATTGGAAAACCATTTAACGAAGTGAAAAGATGGGCGAGTTACTTATGTTATTTATTACGGGCGGTGGTAGCACTGCTATGGGGGCGATTCTTAAAGGTGTGTTCGGATATATCTTTGAAGCAAAACAGAACAAGCATGATCTTGAAATGGCGAGAGAAGCTCGTGCGTCTGATAATTTCCTTCGACTACAAGCTGAAATCGCTAAAGGAGGTACTGGTGAGTTTGTTTCTTTTACTCGTCGTATTCTTGCTGTTATCGGGGTGTCTACGCTCTGTGCTTGTATCATCCTCTGCACCCTCTTCCCCACCGCAGAAATCGTCACCCTTACCAACGCAGACGGAGAGGGAGTCAACGAGTTCTTCTTCGGACTCATCAGCTTCCAAGCCAACCAAGAGCCGATTACGATCTCTTCTGGACACATCAGCCTTATGGGATGCACGGTAATACTGCCTTGTATCCTTGGTTTCTACTTTGGTCCAAGCGGTCGAAGAGGTTGACAGTCAAGAACTTTTCCTCTTTACTTATAGATAAATTTAATCGACAACTAGCAACAACTAGTCCCTCGACCCGCTGCGGCGGACAATCCTGTGAAGACGAAAGATGTGAAAGTCACTGGTAATCATCACACATTCAATAACTTATAACATAGGAGATCATATATTATGTCAGATACTACACCAAGTAGAGTAGGTGTTAATCAAACTACTGACGGAAGCTTCGCTCAAGATAATGCGTTGTTTCTTAAAAAGTTCAGTGGCGAGATTTTGCAAACCTTTGAGGAGTCTAACATCTTCAAAGCCCTACACACCATTAGAACCATTGAAAACGGAAAGTCCGCACAGTTCCCAGTAACTGGTGTTGCTTCCGCTTCGTACCACACCCCCGGTCAGAACATCGCTGATAGCGGTAACACCTATCTGAGCGACATCAAGAAAACTGAGAAGGTAATTAACATCGATAAGATGCTTGTTGCTTCCACTTTCTTGGCTAACATCGACGACGTAAAGAACCACTACGACATCCGCAGCGTCTACGCTAACGAGTTGGGTAAAGCTCTTGCCGTTCGTTTCGATACGGCTCTTGCTAAAGTGTTCATCGCTGCTGCTCGTTCTTCTGCTAGCTTGACTGGCGGAAACACAGGTGGAAAGCTTGACGTAGCTAACAACGACTTCTCAGCTGGAGATGTTGAAGGAACCCCTGCATCTGTTTCAGGTGCTGAATTGGTTGCTGCTTTGTTTAGTGCTGCTCAGAAGCTCGACGAAAATGACGTTCCTAGTGACGGTCGTTTCTGCGTTCTTCGTCCACAAGAGTACTACAGGTTGATCACTGGTAACGTAGGTGATCTTGCTATCTCTACTTCTGCCGTCAATAAAGATGTCGGAGGTCTTGGTAGTATTGCTTCTGGGTCTATCCCACAAGTAGCTGGTATCAGCATCTACAAATCCAACCACATTCCCAGCGGAAACCTTACTGGTTCTGATCCAGACGGCGATGCAGATAACAACCCATTCGGCGGTTCAACCGGATATAACTCCGACTTCCGCAATAGCTTAGGTATTGTTTCTCACTCCGCTGCTGTAGGAACCGTTAAGTTGCTTGATCTTGCTACCGAATCGGAGTATCAGATCGAGCGTCAAGGTACGTTATTTGTCGCTAAGTATGCTATGGGTCACGGAGTTCTCCGTCCTGAGTGTGCTATCGAACTAGTAGCGTAACGCTCTTCTCTCGGTGTTGGGGAGGTCTGTGATTCGTTCCGCTCCCCTCCACTGATTATTTTATCTATACTTATCATGGCTTTAACGACTAAACTAAATGCAGTAAATACAATGATCAGTGTTATCGGGGAAGCCCCGGTTAATACTCTCGGAGGTACAGCCGTTCCTGTATCAGTCGTTCAAGCAGAAGCAGTCCTCGACGAAACCAGTAAAGCTATACAGTCAGAGGGTTGGCACTTTAATACGGAGCACGAGTATACACTTACTCCTGATGCGTCCACATCTAAGATTAACTTACCTAGCAATACGCTTCGTGTAGACTTAGACCCAGAAATTTATACAGACAGCGATCCAGTACAACGTGGACTTTTGTTATACGACAGAAAGAATCACACGGATGTATGGACGAAAGAGGTGAAAGCCTCTATTACTTTTGAGTTAGCATTTACAGATATGCCTGAGCAGTTCCGTCACTACATAACAGTTAAAGCAGCTCGTATCTTTGCTAATCGATTCTTAGGAAGCAGGGAAATCGAAGGGTTTGCTTTGCGGGATGAGATCGAAGCGAAAGCACGGGCTATTGATAGTGACTCTGAAAATGCAGACAGAACTATCTTTGATAACTACAGCGTATTACGAGTAATAGATCGATAAGAGATGCCTCTGTTAGTAAACAGTGTACCGAATCTCGCACAGGGCGTATCACAACAGCCTGACAATCTCAGGTTTCCCGGTCAGTGTGACGAACAAATAAATGCTTGGGCTACTGTTGTTGAGGGGTTAGTTAAAAGACCACCTACTACATACACGAAGAAGATAACAACAGATAGTACCGACTCTGATAAGTTATTCACACACTTCGTTAAACGATCTGAACAGAACCAGTACTGCGTAAATGTATCGTTAGGTGGTGTGGGTGTTATTAATGTAGGGGACGGTACAAACGTATCAGTAGCTGTAACTTCTATAGCTAACAGTTATCTGAGCTTAGGAGGACAGGCATCGTTAGGTGGTGTAGCTAATCCTTTAGCCGACTTACGAGCGTTGACGGTAGCTGACTATACATTCCTTGTTAATAAAAACAGAGTTATACAAAGGAGCGAAGCTGCTGAACAAAAGTCCACACCACCTGCTGATGAAGCACTTATTGTTGTTAAGTTAGGAGACTACGAGAAGGCTTACACCATATATGTAGACGATAAGTTAGTACCTTTAGCTACAGCGTTACAAGGACAGCATCACGATTACAGCAGCACGAGTCACGGTAATACATCTGTTCAACCTGCTACTTATATAAGCGGACCTGCTAATGTAGAACCTAAAGGCAACCACGCTGATACAGCTTTTATAGCTAGAGATTTGTATGACTGTATAAATGAAGGCGTAGTTAATACAAACTCAGGTGTATCTGCTATTACTATAAATTCGGGACCATCTGCTACAGGGGACGGCTGGTTAGGCGGACACTCTACTGGTACTTATACTTTAGAAACAACAGAACCCGTTAAGAGGAGTGGTAATAGTATTAGAACCTTTACTAGTAGTACAAGGAAAGTTAAGACTGAGTACCAAGTAAAACTACAAGTTAATATCATACAGTCAGGAGCTGCTACTGCTTCAGCTGAGTTAATAGTAACTAAAGGTGTTATAACAGCTGCTAGGAACATAAAGAAAGGCAGCGGCTTTAATCCATCTAATCCTGTATCTTTACAGTATAAAGCATATAGGAGAGCAAAACCACAGGACGTTTTTAATAAGTGGCAAGGATGGGAGGAAATAAAAACAGGAGATAGAGATTACTACGTACCTCCCGCCACCTTTAACTCTTCAACTAATGTTAGCACTGACCCTGTACAGATAACAACTGTATCATTTACTGATGGAGGATTTGAGGCCACTCTGGAAGGTTCTGTTATTAAACTTACAAGCACAGAAGGTCCATTCAATATACGAGTAGAAGACGGTCTAGCGGATCAAGCGTTAGGTGTTGTATACAGAGAAGTAAATAGCATTACTGAATTACCAGTTAAATGTTTTAATGGATTCGGGCCTGTTAAAGTAATAGGTGATGCAGACATAGACCAAGACGACTACTATGTACGGTTTTCTACTAAAGATAAGACTAATTTCGGGGAAGGTAGCTGGATAGAAACAGTTGGTTATTTACAAGACGAATCAGAAACAAGTGCGTTAGAAGGTATAGATACATTGTTAACAACTGATACAATGCCTGTAACTCTTACGCCTTATTTTAATAACACTACAATAACAGACTTTAGATTATCTACTCCTAACGATGTGTTATATATAAAGCACAACAGTAACTACTATAGGTTAGATGTAGAAAACAGAGCAGCTGCTGATACGGAGCCGGGTGTAGGAACTGATTGGGAGGATGTATGGACTGAGGTAGACGAGACAAAAGATACAGCAGCTACAGTCGGTTATTTAACTTGGAAGTTGGGTACATTCTACTACGGCCCTACTGAAACAAACGCACGAGGAGGTTGGTCAACTAGACAAGCAGGGGACGACAACACCAATCCATTCCCATCATTCGTCGGTAAACAGATACGAGATATATTCTTCTTTAAGAACCGCTTAGGTATACTTACAGACAGCAACATTATCTTTAGTGAAGCTGATGAATACTTTAACTTCTTCCGTACTACCACACAGCAGTTACTAGACAGTGCAGTTATCGATGTAGGATTAAGTCACACAAAGGTAGCGATCCTTGAACACGCTGTACCATTCCAAGAGAAGCTGATGTTATTCAGTCAAGGGTCACAGTTCGTACTTCGTGGAGCAGATGTGTTATCACCTAAGACGGTAGCTATATCTCCTGTTACTGAGTACGATCTATCAGATGGTATACAACCAGTAGCGTTGGGTAACTATATATACTTCCCATTTAAACGGAATGACTTTGAGGGAGTATACGAATACTTTGTAGATAACAATACTGAGACATTTAATGCTGAAGAAATAACACAGCAAGTACCGAAGTATATTACATCAGACGTACAAAAGATTGTAGGTTCTCAAGCAGAGAATACTATTGTCATGAGTACGACAGAAGATGCTAAGACATTGTTTGTATATAAGTACTTCTGGTCGAACAAAGAAAAGATACAAAGTGCTTGGATGAAGTTCACCTTTGGTCGTGACATCCGAGGGTTTGACTTTATCGACAGTAACTTGCACTTAATCACAGCAGACACTGATGGGTTACACTTAGAGAAGCTTACACTTGAAGACGGTATAACAGACGAAGGTTTAGATTATACATTGTATTTGGATAGTAAAGTGGATGGCAGTACATTAACTACTAGCTACGACGCTGCTTCTAAGACTACTACAATAAGCGACTTTAAGTACGATCCTACAGATGTAGTAGTCTATACAAAAGCTGGTAATAAAGTGATATTTACTAGGACATCATCTACAGCGGGTACGGTTGGTGGTGATCTTACATCTACTGATTTCGTAGCTGGTATCCCGTACAATATGTTGTACAGGTTCTCCGATCAATCACTTAAACAACCTACAGAGCGTGGCGGAAGAAGTGCATCTGATTACACCTACCAAACGATTCGTAACGGTAGTATAAACTACGCAGACACCGGACACTTCACTGTTGAAGTAACTCCAAAGTACAGAGATAAGTATAGCTACGCATTCAATCCTGACAGCCTCGGTGCTAACTTAACACTTAATGCTTTTACCCCACAGGACGGTCACTTCCGCTTTCCTATTCAGTGCCAACCAAACGACGCAAAGATAGAAGTTGTTAGTGATTCTGCTTTACCAGTTAAGCTATTAGCGGCAGAGTTTGAATCGATGGTTATATCACGTAGTAGAAGATATGGAGCTTAGGATAGATGAAGCACACGGTGATATGGATGCAGTTGATCTGTACGACGACTTGCGGGAGGATGACATGTTAGAGATACTCGGACTTATGCACCACCCGAAAGATGCTGTTATGATGTCTTACGCTTGTAGTACAAAGTGTTACAGTGTAAAGGACGAGATGAACAACTTATACTGTTCTTTTGGTGTAGCTCCTATCGAAGGTACTAATATCGGAAGTGCTTGGTTATTAGGTACTAGAAGATTACCAAGGATCAAGAAGTTCTTTTTGAAACACTCACGGGAACGGATGGAGGGACTGTTAGATGGGTTTGATTATCTGACGAACTATGTGATGCGTAGTAACAAGTTGAGTATTAAATGGTTGGAGTGGTTAGGTGCAGAGTTTAGCGATTGTCAGTACGAAGGCTATCTGTCATTTATATTAGAGAGGAAGTAACGATATGTGTGGTATAGTAGAAGCAGGTTTAGCGTTAGGAGCTTTGTCTTCAGGTGCACAAGCTATAGGTGCTAGACAACAAGCCCGTATGCAGTATCAAGCAGCTAAACAACAAGCTGAGATGCAACGTCGTTATCAAGCACAAGCAGCAGCAGCGGAACGTACACGTGCACAACGTCAGATGACAGGCGAGCGGATGCAACAAGCACAGCAACAAGAAGCCATAGGTCGTCAAACTCGTGAGAGAGAATTAGCTACACAAGCAGCTGTAGGTTTAGAACAAGCTAGAGACAGAGGAGTAGCTGGACAATCTGTTACTGCTGTTATGGGTGAATACTTAGCTAACTTAGGAGCAGCACGAGAAGCACTAGGTAGACAACAAGAATTGATAGGAGTCGGCAAAGCGATGGCTCTTGAGGATATTGGATTAGCTTCACAACAACGTTTAATCAGTATAGACCAACCTATAGCAGAACCTGTTAAGCCACGTGGATTCGGTCTACAAGATGTATTAGGCATTGCAAGTGGCGGTTTACAAGGCTACAGGACTGGATTAGAAATTAAGAAACTAACATGACAAGAGAAGTCCCCGGTATACAACCAACAGTTGGCGGTTTAGGTCAATACTCAGTAGGACAACGTCGTGCTGCTGCTGTTCCTGTACCCAGAAGTAAAGCATTAGATTTAGCTGATTCAATAAATGCGTTTATGGGTGTAGCAAAAAGCTACGGTCAATTAGCGGATACTCAGAAACAGATCGGTATTGAGCAAGCTCAGTTAGTAGAAGAACAGAATGTTATAGCTGAGTTAAAGAAACAGAAAGATGTAGACGGCTTTAGTCCGTTAGCTACAACCAATAGAGACAGAGCATACAGAGATGCGTTGTTAAAGAGACACATCAATAACACGATGCTGCCTAGCCTCCAATCAAAAGAAGCTGATTTAGTAAACGCCGAGACTTATAAAGATAGAGCTACTTTCCTACAAGGCGTTGACGAGACCTTTCAAGAAGAATGGAACAGTTTAGTAAGCCAAGTAGGAGAGGGTGTAGCAAACAGTACGGCTGGTAAGGCTTTGTGGGATTATGTTACTACTCCGTATAAAAACAAATTAGCTCTTCAATATGAGGAACAAAAACAACAAGTAATACAACAAGGATTACAAGATGAGTTGGCTGTGAATTTAACAGCAGCTACTCGTGATAAAGGTTTTGATACATCTATATTAGCAGACATCGCTCTTAATTATGAAGAACTATTTACTGAGTCTGGTATAGATAAGATAACAAGAAACAAATTATTAATAGATGGATACGCTGGCGTAGTTGGTCAGTTACATGCCTTAGATAGATACGACGACGCTGAGAAAGTGTTGGACTCTATAAAAACTATACGGATAAACGGTAAACCAGTGTTCGGTTCTAAGGAAGCGGTTAGGCAATTCACCCCTTTAAGGGATAGAATACAAGCTGCTCAAGAAGCTAGTAAGAGAGATGCTGGGGATCGCAGTCGAGAAATAACTAACTTATATATGCCAGCTGCTTCTGCTGTTATGGGTGGTTTATCAAACGACAAAAACCCAGAAAGAAGAGAACAAATAAACCAGATGCAGTTAGATTCAGTCGTAGAGTTTTTACTGGACGCTGGGTGGGATGAGACATACGCAAGAACTAGGGCACAGCAGTTAATGCAAAGCCAAGACGTAAACGCGTTAAGTTTAGAAGGTTTAAAGTACAGAGATAACGATAAAGATAAAGAAGCTTGGAACGCCGCAACGGGTTCTATACAACGTTTCACAATAGACTTAGTAGCTAAATCAAATGCTGTTATGTCTAGAGCTGAGATGCAAGGAGCTTTAGAAGAAGTAGAGGCTGAGTTAGCTTTGAATCCAGAAACCAATATTAACGAATTACTTGCTAGTAAAAAGATAACAGACCCTAGAGTAAAGGCCGACGCTATCGCTCTTAGTCGAGAAGCTAAATCAAATCTGTGGTTTGAGAAAACAGAAACTTACAAGAACTACGAAAGAGGGTTTGAGAACGCTTTGAAAAATATAGTGGAGATGGACGTTTTTGAGGGCGAGTCAGCTGATACTATAAAGCAATATAAAGAGACAGGTATTGAACCTTTTCAAGATGAATACATGGCTGAGTTAAGAAAGTTACAAACATCTTTAAAGGAAGACCCAGAAAGGGACGATAAGATTATAAAACAAATCCCAAAAGTTATATCTAATATAACCGACAGATGGAGGGATTATAAAAAAGTTGAAAAACAGTGGTTCGACGGGAAGTTGAGGGCAATAAAGGAAGATATAAAAGCAGGAGAAGTATATGAGCTTCCAACTATACCGGACCTAGAGGAAGCACAGGAAAACATAGAAGATGTATTAACTAGTTGGCTTACAGATTTCACTAAACAATTCCCGAAGAAAATAGGGAAGTACGAATTATTAGCCTCTGAACTTCCAACAACATTAGAAGGTAGATTACAAGCGTTTGAAAAGGCGGAACTTGTCGAGCGGGAGCTATTAAAAGAAGAATATAAAGACAGCAGCACGTTAAAAGAAGGTTTACAAACTATCAGAGAGTTCTATGGTTTCAGACATCCTAGAGAAATTTCACCTGATATGGCTGTGGACTTAGATTTTAGATACACACCTATGTACGAAAGTGCGGAGATGTTGATAGAGGATGCAACTCAAGTTTACAAAGAATTAAAAATCTATAATGAATCACCCGCCAGTTTGGATATAGAAGACTTCCCTATGTTCAACTTATACAATACAAAGTTCGGTATATCTAAAGAAGAGCACTTAAAGTTTTTTAAGGAAGAACAAGAGAAAATACTTAGAAACAAAAACAGATAAGATGGCTGCAGAAGAAGAGCTTCCTGATTGGTTAAAACCTTCAATGCCTGAAGAGGAACAACTTGAGTGGTTACAACCGACAACTGTTGCTGAGATACCGCCGCCTCCTACTCCTGATGTACCTGAAGATGAACCCGAAGATTCTTACTGGTCTCAGTTTACTAAATGGGCAGCAGGGCCCGCAGTAAGGACGTTATTAAATTTACAAGATATTAAACAAGCGGATGTAGGTACGGCTGGTAGAGCTGTAGCTAGAGCAGGTGTAAGATCAGCTGAAGATTTAGTTAATACAGTTAATGACGTTACAAACGCTTTGGGGGTGACCCCGATAACCGAACGAGTTAACTGGGAAGAAGAGTGGTTAGGTAAACCTGAGAACGCCGTTGAAGAAATAGCAGCTGAGATGGGTAGTTGGGTTACGGCTTTTGCAGGACCGGGAGGCGTGGTTAAGTCAGTACTTAAAACATTTTCAACAACTACTAAGATTTCTTCTAAAGCAGATGATGTTATTAAATTAATCGGTAAGACAGAAAAAGGTAGGAAAGCTTTAGCGGTTGGTAGAATAGCTGGAGAGGGTGCACTCAAAGGTGCAGTAGCTGATTTTCTAACAACAGATGTTGATGATGTAGAAGCAGAAGAAGCTCTTTATAAAAGATTAACAAACACATTCGAAGGGGCAGTTATAGGTGGTGGTGTTAATTTCGTATTTCCTACCGCCAAATATATAAGGATGTACTTTAAACGTGCTAAGGCTTTAAGAGCTGTTAAAAGAGCTTCGGAAGGTAAAGGGGACGCAACGGCTGCACTTAAACAATTAAAAGAAAGTTTAGATGAAGAGACTGCGTTAAAGGAAGAAATACTTACTAACATACGACCCATAGATGATAAGGTGGATAATGTACCTGCGGAGGAATTAAGGCAGCTGGATGTTATAAAAGGAGTAGAAACGCCAGAAACAAGTGTTTGGTCTGGGTTGTCGGAGACTGAGGAACTATTTAAAACTCCTGTAATTGATAGCACGGACTTCGGAACACTTTCAGAAACAATCGCACCTAGAGCAGGTAAAGTTATCCCTAAAACAATTCCAGGCAGGAAGGTAGAGGATGCGAGGCACTTTGATATAATTGACACAGAAAATGTAGACACTGACATCACTGCTCCTTTAAAAGCGGAGCAAGGTCAATACGGGTTAGAAAAAGGTACACCGTTCTACAGGACTTCTGTCGTAGTACACGATCAAGAGTTTTTAAGTAAAACACTAAATGAAGTTAAGGATTTAATAACACTAGATTTAGGAAATAAAGAATTAGTAGAAGTAGGTGCTTTAAAAACAGGTCGATCTGGGCAAGGGGGAAAAATATATCAAGTAGCTCTTCAATATGCACACAACACTGATAAAGTATATATACCTAAAAATTTATCTTTTATAAATGTACAAAGGACATTAGGTACTATGTTTAGTAGTGCATTAAAAAATAAAACTACCAAACACTTTGCTCCTGTAGGCGGTGAACAAGCAGACCAAATGGCAGCTATGGGATTACCTAAAGGCTACAAGTGGGGGCAGGACTTCCAGAAAGATATAGAATATTTAGCAACAGGTGAAAGAAACTTAGTTAAAGACAGACTTTCAAAAGCTTTTAAATACGGGTCGGAAGAACAAACTATCAGTGCTAAAATCGCGATACCTGAGCAAGCTAGAGAAGCTGCTTTAAATTTAGACGACTATAAGTATTCCTTTGAAGATGATGTGTTTACTGGACCAAGAGCAGACGGTTCTGTCGGTGAGTTATCTACTAATGATATAAACGATCTGATCAAGTCTGTTGATCCTGATTTCTCACTTGGTATAGGTGCTTCTACTTTTAAAAGAGCTGTTGTTACCGACTCGATTGAGAAGATGCCGTTTATTGTAGGTGACACAGCTGCTGCTAAAATAGCTGAACGAGTTGGTACGCTTGAAGGAGTCAAAGGCGTGTTTCCTATAAGAGCAGGTAGAGAAGCTATAGATACTACACTTGGTGTTAAACAGTCCGTTTCGGATTCTTTCAGGGATTCTGTATTGCTTGAAAAAGTAGTAGCAAAACAACAAACAGCAGCTCCTGTTACTTTACGTGCAGCCTTGCAAGATTTAAAAGATTTATCTGCTGGAGAGCTTGGAGAATATAGTAATGTTGTAGATAAATTATTAGCCCTAGGTAAAGACACGGGAATAGATTTTAAAATAGAAGAAAGGGCTTTTGCTGGTAAGATACCTAAAGGTTTTGAAGAATCTGAAGCTTTCTTTGATCAAGCAGGTAAACGGGTGGTGTTAGATATTAACTCAAACGTAGTACAAAGAAACCCTGTATATACGTTATTACACGAGACTACCCACGCTGTAACTGTAGACAATGTATACAAGCACTTTGATGCTAATGTATTTAATAAAATAGATTTAAACGACATAGCAGCTAGAGCAAAAGCGGTTGATGGTATGCTGAAACAAAAAGGAATACCTAAACCTGTAGCAGAAGTTTTCCGCATGTTTAAAAAAGCAGATGCTATGCGTGATGATATTATAAAAGCAGGTGCAGACTCAGACTTATATTGGATCAGTAATCCCGGAGAGTTTATGTCTTTTGCTTTTACTGACGTTAAATTACAGCAAGCATTAAAAGGTATTCAGTATACCCCTAAGATGACGCTGTGGGAAAAGATTGTTAACACAGTTAAAAACTTATTAGGTAAAGGAGTAAGCACAGACTTAGCTGATAACATCGTTAGTCGTGTTGGTGAGATCGCTGAGATGCGTCTACCTAGGGAAACTGGTGAAGAGGCTTTCGGGATTACCGGAAAACGTGTACCGAAGTTTGCAGAAGATCAAATTGAAGACTACATAAATAAAGGACAAGACCTACCAGATCAAGTAAACCGATTAGTTCGATTAAATGTAGAACTAGATAAAACAATGAATCCTAAAATAAATGGATTGGTTGAGCGGTTATCGGAGTTTGATGTAGACCTTGAAAAAGGTATAACGAAAGATTTACGAGGACAATTTGAGGGTATAAAAGGAGATGTACTTAACTTAGAAGAAGACTTAATCAAGTACAGAAAGATGATAGATTTACGAGCTAAGGCTGGTAATTTATCTGGTAAGCTTCTTGTTAGTTTTAAAGGTAATTCTAAGATGAATTTTAGGAAACCTATTAAATATAAACCCGCTGTTCAAAAACAATTCGAATCAATAGATAGGTTATTAAGTTTAATAGACGGAATAAAAAGCGGAGAGCTAACAAACGATAATATACTAAAAGCCTTAAAGAAAGAACTGAGCAACGCTGACGAGTTAGCCAATACAGGCGACCTTAGATCGATAATCGATAAAGAGTTCGGACTCACTGTAGACGATGCGATTGATACAATATGGGGGAAGTACAAAGAAAGAATATCCAACCAAGTATTAAAAACATTACGTTTAAATAAAGGCACTAATAAAGCAGCGTTAGATATGTTTTCTCAGAGGCTTACTAAAAACCTCACAGATGCTGTACAAGTTAGTAAACCAATCGTTAAGAAAGTAAATCAAACATTAGATAACTTACAAGATATACTTAATAACCCAGAGAAATATAAAGAGTCTATTGATGTTTTAATTAAAGACATAAGCGAAGCTAAAAACTTAGACCCACAAAAAGCCGCAGAAGCTACAAGGATTTTAAACGAACTTAAAGAGGGTGCATTTGGTAAACGGTTTTTAGAATCTATGCCACAGCGTGATAAAATGATACAGAAAGTTTTATCCGAAGAAGTAGAAGGCTTGACTGCTAAAATAAAACAAGCAGTTAAAGGAGGCACGGAAAAAGAATTAGTTGAAGATGTAATAACTGATATATCAAAAAGAATTACTAACTTAAGCCCGAACGAAAAACAAGTGCTGGTAGACATGATACGTGTAGAGCTGGGGAATAGTATATCAGCTATGCGTGAACGTATATTAGGAAACTTTATATCAAAAGAGATATATCAAAAGTATTCTTTAAAGCATACCATAGAAGAGCTTGAAGAGATGTCAGATAAATCTATAGCTGAGATCAGAGAGTACTTAAGTGCGTCAGCTAAGAAAGCCCAGACTGTACCTGCTGATATTAAGCGATTAAAAGACCAAGCACGAGCAGCTAGGAAAGTATTAACTGACAAGTTAAAAGAAGAAGAAGCTGCTGCATATAACGAATTTGTTGTTCAGTTCTTAAAATCATTAAGCAAGATGGATGCTTTCGGTATGGAGGAAATGGGCACATTTGAGTTGTTATTAAGAACTGGTGAGAAGTTTAGGTTAAACGCTATGCTTGCTAGTATTAGAACTTGGACTGTAGGATTTTTATCCGCTTCGTTTAATATGGGGTATCTACCATTTAAACAGATGCTCAAGAAGTACAACGAAATAAAGATTAGGCAAGCACAAGGCGACGCTGTATACGGTCCAGAAGTAAGTGCGATGAAACTAGCTTTGCAAGAACTAAAGGCAACTAGTGAATACTTTAATAACTGGGGGGATATGTTAACCATATTAAAAGCCACTTGGAAACAAAACGGACACGGAGCTTTTAACGCTAAAGCTTTTAGAAGACACGAAGAAGATTTAATTCAAAAGACAGCTAAACAAGAAACAGAAGCATTAAAGAAAGGTCCAATCAAATTAAACTTTAAAAACAAAGACCAACTACAAAGAATGGTTAATAAGTACGGAGTAGACAGCGACAGAAACCGAGGACTACTCAGGAAGTTTTTAGAAGAAACAGTAGAAGGAGAACCTACAACAGCTGTAGGTAAAATGCTAGACCCATTGTTTTCTGTCAGTTTTAGAGTGATGGGACTTTTCGATCAACCTTTTGTATTTATGGGTACTATGAGAGCTTTGCGTTCACAAGCTATGCAAGAAGGATTACTTAAAGGTTTAGAAGGTAAGGCACTTGATCAGTTTACTAAAAAGAGAATGAGCGAAGCCTTAAAAAGAGATGGTGATGTTTTGACTTGGGCACAGAATGAAGAGTTTCACGAGGCTTCTGAGTTGGGTTTCTCGATGGTGTATCAACAAGAGTATGCAGATAAAGTAATATCTAGATTAGCTAGAGACTTTTCTAGGTGGAGCAGATCAAGCGAAGATGCTTATCGTGATCCTATAAAAATAGTTTCTAGATTATTGGTTCCTTTTATTAAAACACCTACGGCTATTGCTCAATGGACAGTTGATAATTTACCAGTGTTAGCTCATTATAATTGGGCTAAAGCTACATTGGGTAGTACTCGTTCAGCTAAAAAACTAAAAGAAGTTGAACAAACTATATTAAAAAATACAGAAGCTTTAAAATCTGATGTTATTCCTAAAGAGGAAATAAAAAAGATAGAGGATGCTAATGAAGTTTTATTTGAACAAAGAAACGAATTAACTCTTAAGAAAGCGGAAGAACAAGCAGAGGCCGCAGCAAATGGTATATCAAGTACAGTATTGGGTGCTGGTATTATGACTGGAATAGCCACTGGAAACATTACAGGCAGTGGAGCACATTTAAGTGACGACCAAAGAGCTAGGTTAAGAGAAGCTGGGTGGAGGCCTAATACATTATACATAGGAGGTCACAAAATAGATTACAGCAGATTTGAGCCGTTCTCTACTATGATGTCTGTCCACGCCGATTTGGTTCACTATCTGATGCTATCCGGGGAAGAACTTACGCCAGACGACCAAGAGTGGTATAATGTTTTGCACGCTTCCTTTGTTACGAACTTTTCAGATAAGTATTTCCTTAGAGGTTTAAAATCTGTGTTTAGCTTGTTAGATTATAAGCCCGGTAACTACGCAATGGAATCAGCTGCTGTAGATTTCTTGTCTTCGTTTTCACCGTCTTTATTAAGAGACCTAAATCAAGTTAATCAAGAGTTTCAAACCAGAGCTAACAGTTTCAAGGATAAGTTATTAGAACGATCTGCTGGAGTGTTTCCGGGTTTATACGCACGTAATTTATTAGGAGAAAAGGTTGAGAGGCAGTGGCAACGGGAAGGTGCTTGGGGTGTTCTTAGTCCTGTTTATTTCGCAGAAGATAAGCGTGATAAGTTAATGACAGAGTTAGCTTCTATAAGAGAAGACGTAGGAGGTCGTTATAATTTTAATAAAACAGAAAAAGAAAAGATAGATACAAGAGACTTTAAGAACCCTAAGACTAAGCTATCTTTATACGATGAGTGGATGGATAAAATGTCTAAAGTAACGCTTGGAGGTAAAACTCTTAGACGATCACTAGAAAGTTTAATAAAGACTCAGCGATACAAGAAAGCACCTAACTTTGAAGTAAGTGGCGTTGAAGATACAAAAGCTAAACTAGTTAGAGAAAAACTAAAACAATACAGAGATAGGGCTTGGAAAGAAATTCGTAAAGATAGAAAAATTAGAAAATATCAAAACGCACAAGGCGAGGCTTGGTTTGATGTTATCACTGGAAAGCTTTTAGAGCCTAACCGAAGAACCACAACTTCTGATGATATTGTAGACATATCATTACCTAAGCAATAATACTTGCTCTTCTCACTCAATAATTAATAATATACACTTAACATCATGGCTAACACTTTCCAAGATTATACAGCGACAGCCGACCAGACGGACTTTGCTTTTACTTTTGATTACTTAGAAGACGAACACGTTACAGTCGAGATTAACGGTGTTGTTAAAACATTAGGTCCAACAGCTGACTACACTATTGAAACTTCTCCGACTAAAAAGATTGTACTTACTACAGGAGCAACAGCTGGACAAATCGTCCGAGTACGCAGAAAGAGCCAACCTAATGATAACCTTGTAGACTTTGTAAATGGTTCTGTATTAACGGAATCGGAGTTAGACAGAGCGTACCTACACAATCGTTATCTTGCTGAAGAGATCAGTGAGTTAAATGATGCGTCGTTGCAGTTAGAACAAGGCGGTACACAGTGGGACGCTAAGAACAAACGTATTACAAATGTAGGCACTCCTACTGCTTTAGCGGACGCTACAACGAAAGCTTATGTAGACGGTATTGCTTCTGCTATTGCTACGGGTGTTGGGATTACTCCAGACTTTAATAAATTCACAGGGGACGGTACGACTGATACATTCTCTCTTTCCTTTACTACAAACGGTGTAGCTTCTTCTGCTGTATTAGTATCTATTAACGGTGCAGTACAAGACCCAGACGACTACACAATAGCAGGTGGAGCAGATGAGATACAGTTCGATACACCACCAGCAAATCTTTCAGAAATCCTTGTTATTGAACGGGGATATAAAGTATCAACAGACATTCCAACGGAGTATGATTGGGGAAGTGTAGCCACTGATCCTGTATCGGCTTCTTATTCTTACGGACAAATAGTATAACACATTATGAGTATTGCAGTACAAATTCGCAGGGGAACCGCAACGCAGAACACTAGTTTTACTGGTGCTGCCGGGGAACTCATCTACACAACAGACGACAAGAAACTTCACGTACACGACGGATCGACCGCAGGTGGTACACTTGTTAGCGGAGGGACCGGAGACATCACTGCTGTTATCGCCAGCACCGGACTGAGTGGAGGAGCTACTTCTGGGGACGCTACATTAAGTATCGCAAACGGTGGAGTAGATACCACGCAATTAGCCGATGAGGCTGTAACTTCCGCAAAGCTTGCACTTACGCTAGACTTCGGATCAATCGTATAAGACCATCATGCCAAATATATCAGTACAACTTAGAAGAGGTACAGACACCGAGCACAGTAGCTTTGCTGGAGCGGAAGGTGAAGTAACAGTAGACACAACAAACGATACGTTACACGTTCACACCGGAGGAGGTGCAGGTACTGGTGTTCGTTTAGCAAAGCACAGTGAATTACCAGCTGGAGGTGGAGGTACGGTAGTTTCTATAGCAAGCGGAACAGGACTGACAGGTGGTCCTATTACTACAAGTGGTACACTTAGTTTAGCTTCTATAGCGAACCTTAGAGCACTTGGTAATGTAAGTGGAAGTAATGCTGCTCCTACGGAAGTTGAGATAAAAGACGAGGACGCTATGACATCCAACTCTGCTACTGCACTTGCCACGCAACAAAGCATCAAGGCGTATGTGGATGCTCAGGTTGTAAGTAAGTGGGATAGTGGATGGATAGACCAAGACGACCAAGGCACCCCAGTAAGCGTAGGTAATGGAGCTACTATGATTTTAGACCACGACTTAGGCGATGCTGCTTTAGGTGCTGTCTTCTCAGTGTATGCAGCGGAAGACGCAAGCGGTACAAACAGACAGCAACAGTTGCATGAAATAGTTAATATAAGTAATTCACAAAATCCTAGAGGTATAACTATTACAGATATAACAAACACAACGATTACAGCTCAATTAGCACCTAATGGTTACACAATTAATAGTAGTGGTTTATTTGCAAATGTTGATTGGGGTACTGGAACTGGTGACTATTCCCATATCAGAGTTGTTTTAGTAGGGTAACATGTAATGATCGAATCTCTATCTGGTCTATTAAACACCGCTCTAGCTATTGCCCTTGGAGTTATCGGTTGGATTATTAAACGCATAATCGAACGCTTAGACATTGGTGAGAAAAGAATGACTAAGATAGAGGTGGAGTTAGCTGCACAGCGGGAAAGAGATAGAGCTGTTGAAGCACGGATCGCAAAGGTAGAAGAAGCACTTAAAGAAGTTCACACTAAATTAGATCGTATGATGGAGGTATTAGTACAGAGATGAAACAAGGATTATACGCAAACATCAATAGAAGAAAGAAGCTAGGCATCAGTCGTAGTAAAAAGAAGTCAACGATTACACCAAAAGCTTACGCTAATATGAAGCGTGGGTTTAAGAAGAAGTAAAGATGAGGTCTGCCTCTGTATCTTTAAGAGCTTCTGATAAGTCTGCTAAAGGCGGTCTTAGTGAATCAGGTAGGAATAGAATAAATAAACTTACTGGCTCCAACCTTAAAAGACCTCAGCCCGGAGGAGGTCCACGTAAGCGTTCCTTCTGTGCTAGGATGTCTGGCGTAAAGGGACCGATGAAAGACAGTAAAGGTCGTCCTACTCGTAAAGCTTTAGCTCTTCGTCGTTGGAAGTGTTAACTCATGGCTAGACCTCCTAGAAGACCTGTAGTACGTCCTAATCCTCTTGCGTTTCAACAACGTACGATTTCTGCTACATCCGCTGCCCAAGCAAAAGAGAATGAGGAGAAAGCAACAGAGCTGGAAGGTAAAGTAACTACTCTTGAGAGCGATCCATTCTTTGTTACTGTTGACGGTGGAGGAGCGGTAGTGGAAGCAGATATAGATACTTTTGACGGAGGATCACCTGATGCCTAGTTTTACTAAACGCATACAACTACGTCGAGGAACTTCCAGCGAGTGGACGACAGAGAATCCTGTACTACTTGAAGGAGAACTGGGAATCGAATTAGACTCAGCTAGAAACAGGATTAAGATCGGAGACGGGACGACTGCGTGGAACTCTTTGCCGTACTTCTTAGATGCTCGTGAAGAGGAAGTGGGAGATTACCAAGACTTTCTTGATGCCTTGACCGCTCCGTAATAACAGTTATAACACCAAGGGATGAGCAGTTTACTTACACAGTTAGGTCAAAAGGTTAAAGCAAAGCTTGATAACAAG